TTCCAACAGATTGTTTGCCATGGGCGATGGTTGGATTACCAGTTAATGCATCAAGACCATCTAATGCACCAAGTCTTGGTGATTGGGTTGTTGGTTTCTTTTTGGATGGTGATTCAGCACAATTTCCTGTAGTAACACATGTTCTTCCAGGAATTAATACTGTACTTGTTAAACAACCTGTAAATTCACCTCAAACACCAGCTGGTGTTGTGTATAATAGAGCTGGTGAACCAACAACACCACTTTTGGGTCGTGGTGTTGTTGAATATACTGCGATAGATATATCTAATAGAAATCGAGCTCACATTTGTGATATTTCATATGAAGTGGATCAAACTGTTGGTGCTATGAAAAATCTTTATGGTCCTGTTGTTGAAGCTATTAGAAAACTTATTAATCTTGTGGTAGGGTCATCAAATTTTGATCCAACAGGTGTTGTAAAACAAGCAATCGAATTTGCAAGACAAATTGTTAGATTCATTAAAGATGTTACATCAACTTTGAAAAAGATACAAGAAACAATTAATGATTATTTGAGCGTGTTGAAAAAAATTTCAGCAATGATTACTTATATTCGTAGTTTACCAGAAAGAGCTTTAGCATTTTTAAAAGATTGTTTGTCTAATTTATTTAAATCTCTACAAGCTGGTTTCACATCATTGTTTGCCTTTGATGGTGACTCTGGACTTTTTGGTGAAGTTGGTGAGTTGCTAAATACAATATCAGAAGGAGTTGATGCTGTAACCGAAGCAACTAGAGTTGCAGCTTCAATTGCTGCAACTCCACAAAAAATTGCAGCAATAATAGCAACACCAACAAGCGCTGCTGAAGCTGAAGCTGCAGGTAAACAAGTAGCACAATTAATTAGTGATGCAGGTCCAATAAGTAGTCCATTGGATGTTGGTGCAGGACCTTAATATAAAAGTGAATTAAAATATGGCAGACGTTATTAGAGAAGAATTACCCGATAGACCAGATACAGATAAAGGTTGGACTGAGCCAGAATCAGCTGCATCTACACAATATCCACCAAAATATCCATATAATAACATAACACAGACCAAGTCTGGTCACATGTTTGAAATGGATGATACACCAAAAGGTGAACGTGTACGAATTCACCATAGGTCTGGAACATTTATTGAAATGCATCCAAATGGTGATGAAGTACATAAAATCTATGGTGATGGGTATGAAATCATTACTAAAAATAAAAATGTTTTGATTAGTGGTAGTTGCAATATTACTATTAATGGTGATTCCATTCTTCATGTTAAAGGTAACAGAAAAGAAATTGTTGAAAAAGATTACAATCTTATTGTTAAAGGCAAATATAATCTTGTATCAAAAGGTGAAGCTAGCATAATGTCAAAAGAAGATATGACTATTGGTGCTGGTGGTGATGTTTCAGGTGGTGGAGGTTCTCTAAGTATTAAAACGGGCGACCACTTATTAATAACTGGTGATTTAGAAGTTGACGGCCATCTTGAAGCTTATTCAGTTGGTGCTGTTAGAGTTGATGCGAGAGCTGGTATTGGATGTGGCGCAGGTGATCTTGGCAATCCACTTAAAGGTAGATTACCAACACCACCTTTGGGTATATTTTCTGCAACAACAGTAACAGCTTTACTTTCTGTGGCGGCTCCATTAGGAACTTTTGGTTTGATGGATGCTGTATTGATGACCGATACAGTAAATACGGCACTTCACAATTGTCACTTCCATGTAGGTTTTAAAGGACCTACAGGTCCACCAATTCCAAAAATGATTTAAGGATATATTATGGCAACTCTTTTTGATAGAACAGGTTTTAATTTTACAGATAATAGTGGTACAATAACCACATTACCAAATACAGCTATTCAACAATTGAATACGGCTCCAGCTTTGGTTCCAAATCAATGGATGAAAGATGATTTGATAAATGATGATAGTAATGGTTATTATAAAAACCCTCTAGCAAATTCATGTAATATAATTTGGAGTTCTTCCAACACACTCATTAATATTACGAGTGCGTTGGAAGGCTCTGGCAATTTAACTGCATTATGGACTACAATTAATACAGACTTGAAAGCTATTGCTGGTTACAATGTTACAACAGGAAGTGCTGAAGCGCCACCTATTGTAACTACACATTATACTGGCCAAATGGAAGAATTTTTAGCTCACACATATAGGATTTCAGGCGTAGTTCCAATTACTGCAAATACAGATGCAGCAAATAAACCATGTCTTGAGCAAGCTATGCAAGTTGGTCGAGCATTAACATATTTGATATTTCAAGTTGATGGTCGAGAAGATAATGCTCCTATGTTGGGCAGTTTTACAAGCCTTTTGGTAGCTAACACAATTTATGACTATGCTAATATTATTGTTACATATGCAAATACAATTAATGCAAGTGTATCTGAAAGTCAAGGCGGTACTCCACCAGACAACATCTATACAATCAGGACTTCAAATTTGAGTTATGTTGCGGTAAATACTATTGCTACTGTGGCAAATAGTTTAATTACTTTGATCCGTGATAGGCGAATACATGATGAGAATTTTTATACTAAGTCCAATGAATTGGTTAATGAAGCTAAAACTATACGCAGATATTCAAATTTGGGAGCATCTGAGGACAATTTAGTTCAAAATCTCATTGGAACTGATAAATTAAAATCCAGGCTTGCTAACCAGTAACATAAATATAAAATGGCAACAGTATCAACACAAACCACAAGAAGATTTCAAGATTTGGATTTGAATTTTAAGATTCATCCGGTCCGAAAAGATATTAATAAACACGTTGGTGAAATGGCAGTAGTCAACTCTGTCAAGAATTTAGTGTCAACTAAACATTATGAGGTGCCATTTCAACCTGATATTGGTTCAAATCTACACAAATTGTTATTTGAACCATTAGATTCAGTTACAGCTACTCTGCTTGAAAGGGAGTTGACTGAAGTTATTAACAATTTTGAGCCTAGAGCTAGTGTGAAAACTGTGAATATAAAATTAAATTATGATAACAATCGTTATGATGTTGAAATGGTATTTAAAGTAATCAATTCAACTAATCCAGTAACAATCAAATTTTTCTTAGATCGAGTTAGATAAATGGCAGATAATCGCTTACAGGTTGCAGAACTTGATTTTGACACGATCAAGACCAACTTAAAATCATATTTACAACAACAGTCAGAATTTCAAGATTACGATTTTGAAGGATCTGGTCTTAATGTTTTAATTAATCTTTTAGCATACAATACACACTACAACGCTTACTATTTGAATATGGTAGCTAATGAGTCGTTTTTAGATACGGCATTACTGAGAGATTCTGTGGTGTCACATGCAAAAACTTTGGGTTATGTTCCATACTCAAAAAGTGCGTCAACTGCGGCAATAAATGTCACTATTGATTCTGGTAATTCTGTTGTAGACACTTTAACAATACCAAAAGGTTTTAGATTCATATCTGAAACGATTGATAACAACTCTTACATTTTTAATGTAATGGCTGATGCAACTGTTACTAAATCTGGAACACAATACTTTTTTGAAAGTTTGGAAATAAAAGAAGGTGAATTTACTACTTATTCTTTTACTCAATCTGACAGTTCTAATCCAAAAAGTATATTTGAAATCCCAGATTCCAATATTGATACTAACACACTTACCGTAACTGTTAGACCATCTTCTGGAAATTCACAAGTCACAATTTATAATTCTGTGCGAGATGTTTTAGATGTTACAGCACAATCTGAAATTTATTTCTTACAAGAATCTAAATCTGGTAAATATAAAATATATTTTGGTGATGGATATATTGGTAAAAAAATTAATGATGGCGCAGTAGTCACAGTAACTTACTTGTCAACATCTGGTTCATTAGCCAATAAAGCATCTGCATTTACTGTAGGAAGTGATCTTGGTGGTGTATATACAATAACAGTTGATACTGTGAGTGTAGCTTCTGGCGGTGCAGGTAGAGAAACTGTTAGTGAAATTAAATACAATGCATCTTCTCAATTTGCAACACAAAACAGATTGGTAACATTTAAAGATTATGAAGCTTATATCACAAGAAATTATCCACAACTGAGTTCAATTTCAGTATGGGGTGGTGAAGATCAAATACCGCCAGTCTATGGTAAAGTTTTTGTTTCAATTAAACCAAAACAGGGATATTATCTTTCGCAATTTGAAAAACAAAGAATTTTGAATGATATTATATCTCCAAAATCTATTGTTTCAGTTCAAACGCAATTTGCAGATCCTGAATACTTGTATCTATTGGTAAGTAATTACATTCAGTATGATCCAAAAAGAACTACATTAAGTGAAAATGCTATTAAAACAAATATCACTAATGCAATTGTAAACTATAAGAATACAAATCTTGATAGATTTTCAACTAGATTTATTCTTTCAAAATTACAAGAAGCTATTAATGCGGTAAGTTTGAATTCTATTATTGGTTCTGAAACTATTGTTCGTTTACAGAAAAGATTATTACCAATTTTAAATCAAAGTAAAAATTATACAATCAACTACAATGCACCATTGCATCGTGGAACAATCACCAATAAACTCACATCAACACCATTTAATGTTTACGATACAAGTGGTGTAGAACGTACTGTGGTCTTTGATGAAATTGAACAAGCATATTCTGGAGTTAACTCTATACAATTAACAGACGCTGGTTCTGGATATGTTACTGCACCTACAGTAACGATTGTTGGTGATGGATCCGGAGCAGAAGCGGAAGCTGTTCTTCTAAACGGCCGCATTCAAACAATCAATATGGTTAAAAGAGGTATAGGATATACACGAGCTCTTGTAACTATCGAAGGTGGTAGTGGTTATGGTGCAACTGGTGTTGCTGTTATTGATGGTAGAGTCGGTACAGTAAGAACCATTTATTATGATTCAAATGCTGAAAGACAAATTGTTGATGATAATGTTGGATTTATTGATTATGATAATGGTATCATTCAAATTTATGATATCAATATTATATCTGTAGGTTCACCAGATGGATACATTCGCATAGCTGTAGAGTCTGAAAAAACTATTGTTGAAACTATTCGAAATACAATCATTACAATAGATGAAACAGATCCTACTGCTATTACGATTGAATTAGTTAAAGCTTCTAGTTAATTAAATGTCTGATTTAAAAACCTCTCTACTTGTTTCGCAACAAGTACCCGAATACGTTAATGACGAATATCCATTATTCGTTTCATTCATGGAAGCTTATTATGAGTTTTTGGAAACAGCCCAAGGAACTCAGAAAAACAATGTATTGGAATTATCAAAAGATTTAAGATATATCTCTGATGTTGATATTTCTATAAATGCGTTTGAAAGAAGTTTCTTTGATATGTACGCAGCTCTTATTCCTAGAGATGCTAGAGTCAACAAAGAAACTTTAATTAAAAATGTATTACCACTTTATCTCGCAAGAGGTAATGAAAAATCATTTAAGTTATTATTCCGATTACTTTTTGGTGATGAAGTCGAAGTACTTTTACCAAAAAATAATGTTCTCAAAACTTCTGATGGCCAATGGACTATTGATAACATTCTAAAGTTAGAAACTGATATTCGTAGTACATATGTTGCCAATGGTTCAAACACAGTATTTTATTTGGCACAATCAGTTGATTCTACTGATATTTCTGTTTATGTTAACGACACATTAAAAGTACTTAATACGGATTATACTGTTCGTAAAGAATCAAGAAAATTAGTTTTCAATACAGCACCAACTGCAAACTCAACAATCAAAGCTGTCTACAGTAATTTTGATGTTACATTATT